TACCCTGACACCCCCGGCTCCCTGTCACTATGGCTCATCCAATGATTGGCACAGATAGAGATGTTGTGCATAGAATCATATCAAAATCTCTAGACGAATTAACTAATGAAGACATTGTTAATGTATCCCGACTTCTCATTCGCTATAGCGGCTTACCTGACAGTGAAGATCTTCGAAGTGATATTCTCATGGCCCTTCATCAGTGGAACAAGACTCCCGATCAGCTTCAAGCTAAAGCCAAGCAAATCTGGCAAAGCGGCTGGAGACCAGGTCAACTAGCAGAAGACGAAGTAGGTTCAGGCGCTGACGTTACTGCTGGCTGCGGGCAATAGAAAGGAAAGATTGCATATCCAAGTCTTCCGCTGGTCTACCCATAGATTTATAATTTAATTGCTGTTCCAAAAACTTGATCTTATCTTCCAGCACCTTATTTTCTTTTTCTAATTCTTGTATATGTTCGTCGTAAACTGTGATCATACTTTCCAGTCTAATGACTTTAGTCTCTAGCTCGAAGTCCATTTCTTTAAAAAAACTAATGTTTCTTCTCTAGACGTCTTAATCTTAATTCATGGTCTTTTATCTCCTCCCCGAGATATTTAATATCTTTATTTACATCTTGTCTGAGTAATTTAATCTCTCTTAAGATAGCTCCCATACTTGATTTCATACTTCCATGAGTGAAAGCAATGCGCCATAAAGCTCCAGCAGAAGCGACACCAACGATGGCAGCAATCTCTAACATAAATTCACAATACCTCCAACCATATTATGACTGATTTAAAGCCACCACGTGCTCCAAAACATTGGGATCAACGTTTTTTAGTGGCTGCACGTATGTTTGCGGGGTGGTCTAAAGATCCCTCTACCAAAGTAGGTGCTGTTGCTGTCAGAGATCGCCGCATCTTATGCCAAGGGTATAACGGTCTACCTCAAGGTATTACTGATTCAGATGCTCGTCTCAAAAATAGAGACACGAGACTCAGTATGACAGTTCATGCTGAGATGAATTGTATTTCATATGCAGCAAGAAACGGAGTATGTTTGGCTGGGGCAACCATGTATGTTTGGCCTTTGATGACCTGCAGTCAGTGTGCTTCCGTATTGATTCAAGCAGGTATTCAAAAAATTGTTGTACCAGATTTCGTTGAACCTTACAGATGGCAGGAGTCTTTCGATAAGGCAAGAGAAATGTGTGTTGAAGCAGGAATTTCCGTGCATCGCATTCCTCTAGACGGCGATATTGACGGTTTCGTTTCAACTGATAGTGAGTGAATACTTGATTTCTATAGTCGAATAGGTAAATTGACTACCGTAGCTATATAAATGTTTTGATGAAGTAATGACTGAGATTGTCCTCGGACATCGTGTATTGAATACCGTTGATGGCCGATTTGGTTTTGTTATTAATGTTCCTTATAACCAATTGATTCCAGTCAATATAGAAGGATCAACTCGTAAAGAACTATGGCCAGCTTCTCAAGTTAAGCTGCGAAACAAAAAGCTACAACTCAAAAACTTTGGAGGAGATTTCAGTCCTCCTAAAGGCTTTCCTCTAGCAATCTAATCTTCATGGCTCAATGGGCTTTGCCACCGAATTTGCACTCTGAGATAGAGGGTGGACCTGTCTGTTTTCACTCTGAACATTCGATAGGCAGCAAAGACGGACTGATTCCTCGGTACAAAGATAGTCATGCTTGTGTTCGATGTATTAGTGCATTAACTGAAGGTCGAGTTTCATTGGATGTTCATCAGATTGAAAGGAAGTATCGTCGTCGATTCTTAGAGTTTTGGTCTTTTGTCGAAATAAGAGGTGCGGATGAATGCTGGCCGTGGAGAGGTAAATATCATTCTCGATCCAACTCTAGTTATTTTCAAATCCCTAGACATTGGGGAGCAGGACGTCAGTATTCAGCACCTCGAATGGCGGTTTGGACTACATGGGGAGATATAGGCAGGTTGCCCATCAAGCCAATTTGCGGAGATCATAACTGTTGTAATCCATTGCATTGGAGAATAAAAGGCGTGCCACACTTCTTCCATAACAGGGATTTGCAAGTTATAGATCTTGAGTTCTGCTCTAATAAATTAACAGCAGATACTCAATTATTTTTAGAGACAACAGCCGATAAGGATCCTCAACGCTTTGAAAAGATCCATAATGCAAATCGAATATGGATTGATTTCAGATTAAATTCTGATGGTCCTATCAGCTTCGACCTCATTAATACAGAGAATGGCTATAAAAAGCTAAAAAAATAATCAACTAATATAGATGTATTGAGTTATTAGAAAGTCTAGGTAATGTCATTTGCTAAGGATCAAGAATCTTTTTATCGTTCTCAAGGTTGGAAAACTATGGACGATAAGTGGACAAATAGAAACAAACATATTTACGATTCAATAATAACTGCAGCAGGTGACGACAAAGCTTTAACTCAGGACGAATATGAAACTATATTCAATAATCGTGGAGATGCATGGGGTAAATACGCATATAGCAGGGATTCCATATCTGCTGCTTTAGCAGAAGCGGGGACATCAGGAGGAATCCAACTAGATTCAAATAATCGTTACATGAAGAGTAACGATTTAGCTTTTGATGGAAAAGATCTTCTATGGAGAGCTAGCGGAGGTTGGGATCATCTTGACGAAGAGCTAAGAAAATCAGGCAAAGCCTCCTATGAAAGAGGAGAAGACGATGGAGATGACGACTACTTCAACATTTATAGATTTAAAACAGCTGCTCAAACATCTACAGATCCAACCTGCACTGCACCTCAAATTCCTGACGGTGCCGGAGGATGTAAAGATCCAGAGCCAGTTGGACCAGATCCTGTTGTTTGCACACCTCCTCAAGTACCAGACCCTGGCGGATCAGGAACATGTATTTCTCCTCCAGGAGAAGAGACGATCCCTAAGGAAGACGACGACAACAAAAATAAAGGAAACGATTGGAATATAGGTGACGACATTCCTGAAAAAGGTAATCCTAAATCAACATTCCCAGGTCTGAATTTCAAAGACTTTATGCAAGGGATGGGAGTTAAACTAGGAGTATCTCAGAATCCGATGGAACAAATGGGTAGTATTCCTTACGTCACACCTGGTAATTATTTCAACGCTAGATCCGACTGGCAAAACAATACTACTGGTTATAAACCTAAAAGTTACCAAAAAGGCAAATTCGATACTTTTTTAAAAAGCAATAAACCTGGAGATGCCACTATGATGGCTGACGACCTTATAGGCAATTTATTCAAAGCCTAGAAGAAAGATTGTAGAATTAATAAGAACATATAGACTTAACTCATTCATTGTCTACTAGGATTCTCTTATGGCAACGTTAAATAGTGATTCACAATGGTTATCCGATACCTATAAAAAAATTCTCGGTAGAGATGTAGGTCAAGAAGGTCTCGACTATTGGGGCAAGGAACTGTCCAGTGGTAATCAGACACGAGTACAGGTCGAAGCCAACATCAACAGAAGTGATGAAAAGTGGCTAGGAGATACTTACAGACAAGAATTAGGTAGGGAGCTAGGCGATGAAGGTAGGAATTGGTGGATGGGAGACTTGCGTGGTAAAGGTTCAGGAAAGGAAGACTTAACTTATGGCAGTGAAAGACCAGTTCAAACTCGTCAACAAGTACTAGAAAACATTAAACGTTCTGACGAATGGAAAGATAACAAAGAAAACGAGCTTTGCTTGACTTACTTTGGACCAGGTGGATGTAACGATAATCCTAATCCTCCTAAGCCTGGTCCCGATCCTGACCCTGACCCTGACCCTGACCCTAACGATCAGAATGATCCTGATAACTACGATTGGAATAAATACAGTGCAACATTACCTGCTTACGAAATAGATCCCGACTCTCCAGGACTTAGTGCTGCTGCTAGTTTCGGAAACCGTCTAACAGATAGTGCAATGATACATATTAATAAGCTCCATCAAAATTCTCGTAATTCAGCGAACGAGTTGCGTTTCATTAATAAAAGAAATATGGCAAATGCTATAGGTTGGGATAAGGACGGAAATTCGACAGGGCCTAAGTTTACAGTTCCCGATTACGGTGATCCTAAGGAAATGTTTGACTATTACTACGATAAACTCTACGGAGATAAGGACGACGATTAACCTTAATCATTTGAAACAAAGTTAGATAAGTTAATATACTCACTCATTGACATCTATTGCTATCGATAGCGTTTAACGATACTTTCTATTCAGATCGAACTCCGACTGAATGTCTACCCCCGAATTCGAACCTTTTCGAGTTACGAAAATATCGGCAACGGAAACACCTCAACGTGTTATTTACTCTGCTTTATATAGCGAGACAAACAATCATTTCTTAGAAGATATAGAAACTGATCAAAACTATTTTGACGACAGAACATCAGGTTCATTAGTTGTACAACATTACAGAGGTCTTAGCCAAAGAGACCCAGGTTGGGGTGACTATAGTTGCTTGGATCATGCTTATTTAACCTTGCAAATAAAAGCAGATCATCTTACCTTGTCTCAATTAACGAAAGAAAATGAATTTAATATCAATCTGCAATCTTTAAGCAGTGCTGGAGATGCTATTCGTCAATCTAAAGATAACAACGAACCACTAGAAAGTATTTTCTACTCTAGGAGAGAAGGTAACTATCCTGACCATCATGGTCATAGACAACCTTGGAGTAGTGCTGATAGAGACAATCATTTAGCTATCTCTAATTCTGCTGCCATGGATTATGACCATCAGCGGAATAGAGGTATGTCAGAAACAATGGCTCAGCAATTTTTGACAGTCAACATCATGCAAAGAGCTACTATGACTGGTAGCCTACGTGCGTGGCTCAATCTTCTTGATTACAACTCCAGGCCTTGCCATCCTTATGAGATGAGGAACGTAATGGGATTAATTCAAAAGCATGTCCACGACTGGTCTCCTGATATCTATCAGTGGTGGTCTAACACATTCCGTTGCAGGTTAGAAGTAGCACTATGAAGCCAACAGATGAACAAGCAATGCAGTTGCTTATGGAGTCTCATTCTGCACTAGCAGATTTGGTAGACGTGATTGAAAGCGATGAAACGTTGACTACTGTGGTCACCGCTATAAAATCAGCAGAGGAGCGTTTTGATTTGCTCTTAGTAGATTTTCAGAGGCATTTCTTGCATGGCGCGACCCAAACCCGTAGAACTTTTAACGAAGTTCTTCCCAGAATTAATAGATAAAACAGTTGCTGCTTCTAACAAAGAAGCATCTAAGGAGTTAGACGTAAGAATTTGCGAAGCGATCATGTCTGATATGATCAGGCATTTTGATACTATTAGAGGTTATTTAGGAGACGGAGCAATCATATTAAACCTCCTGTCGGAGCATGTTCAAGAAAGGCAGAACTACGTTAATAAATTCATGATGGAGCAAGATCTTAAAGATGCGGAAGAAAATAAAGACACCATAGTTATTGAATTCTGCAAAGATGCCTTGAATATTTTTGATACAACAGATTTTAAAAAAGAGATTTGCTTTATTTTGATAGATAAATCGGGAGGATCAATTTTAAAATTACCTCGAGAAAATCCTGCTAAACGTATAGAAGAGATGATGAGTGAGCTTTAATGTCAGTAGCAAAATGTGATCTAGCTCCACCAAAGGACGTCACTCTTGGGGCTAAATCAGTAATGGGGGCTATTGATTTTGATCCTTATTCCACCAACCAAATTAATACCTTAGTCGAAGCTGCTCGATTTTATGATAGAGAATTGTATACGCTAGAAGATATTGTCAGTAAAGAATGGGATGCTCCTTTGCAAAAACGTGCTTTTATAGGAGCACCAGCTGGAGCAGTATTGACACGTCGACTACTAAATAAAACACTTAAAGAATATAGAAAAGGCAATATAAACCAAGCTATTCTTTGGCTCGCCCACAATGAAGCATTGATCAGGTCGCCTTGGATTTGGGATTTCCCTGTCTGCATACCTTTCAAACGTTTAAGGCCTTGTTGGTACGACGATGAATTAGACGTTTATAGAACAGTTGCACCTGCTGATTGGTCTGCAATTTTCTTCTTGCCTCCTCCTTCTCCTCCTGCATTATTCCATTCAGCCGTTTCTAGATTCAATAACGCCTTCAATCCTATTGGACGTATTGTATTTAACGAATACAGTGGTGATAGTGACTGGGAAAAATCCTACAAAGTCGCTAACAAGAAACCATATAACTATCATTCATGAGTCAAATAGATAGTCAGATAATGGATAATCCTCCTGATTCTTTTATGGCTCCTGATGGTAATAAATATTTAACGATTAGGTCTATTGTCTATGATTCTTGGATCACGTGGCAAGATGCACTACCTTTCGATAAAGATTCTAGATCGAAACTCACTCAAGAAATTTATAACAATATTGTCGAATTAGCAGGTCGCATTCACAAGCTTCATCAATCATTGCCAAATTACAAGCAAACAATTGACCCTCCTTTTGAATTTGTTTTATGGTGGGATCCTGAAGATGTTGATCCTCTATGGAGCCATGGAAAATCTTGTCGATTTATGATTGATAATTTTTCTGCTCAAGATGTACAGCACTACAACTCGGTTCGAAGAGGTAATAAGCTCATTGTCAAACCATTAACCAGAAGATTAGTAGAAGTTCGATGTGCTAATTAGGTCCCTAGATCTTCGTATAATTTTTTCTTTCCTTCCCATATTTCCCTTCCTGCACTAAATGGTTTAACCTCTTGATCAAATATTTGACGCTTAACTCCTTGTTCAGAAGCTCGTTGATTCATAACATTGATACCAGTACTTCCTGTAAGGCTCTTTCTTCCTCCCGTACTTCCACCATATGATTGACTATCGTGATTCATTTTTCTAGCTTTTGCTAAGAATTTCTGAACCAAAGGTGAAAGTTTATTTCTGTACGCAGCTGCCGGATCTCCTTTTAACACTAGATGTAAAAGCTTGCTTCATTTACTATCCTAGGCACAATGGATTCATATATGGAAAAGACTCGCTTTGATCTCATCCCTTGGCAAGCTGTTGGAGACATCGCTGACGTTCTCGGCTACGGTGCTCGAAAGTATAGTTCTAATAACTGGTGTAGGGGAACTGAGTGGGGGCGTTACTTTGCCGCCCTCTGCAGGCATCTCTTCGCCTGGTGGAGAGGAGAGGACAATGACCCCGAGACAGGCTATTCCCACCTCGCCCATGCCGGATGCTGCCTCCTCTTCCTCATGGAGTACCAAAGGAATGGATGGGGAATCGACGACAGATTTACAGGTCCCGACGATGAAACCTTCACAAAAGGAGATGGTAGGTGACAGTTAATACGTTTCTATTAGTCTTATTGGTAATTGCTGCTTATACCAATCTATATATTCAACTTAAAAAGGTACGTCGATGACTAAAGTTACAATTGTAGGTGCAGGCAACGCAGGATGTTTTACTGCCCTCGAGTACTCGTGGCTAGCCAAGATTGATAAATGGGTGACCCTAGGTAGAGGTATCGATGAAATTGAATTAATTTACGACCCAGATAGCGAATCAGAAAAAGTAGGTCAAGCTACATTTCCGCCTCAACCTCAGTTACTTTGGAGTGCTTTAGAACAAGAATTTAATTATTATTCCAATAAAATTAATGCCACCCCAAAGCTAGGTATCTTGTACCAAAACTGGGGTAAAACTAATAAGGATGTTTTTCATCCTTTCCCTGGTAATCATATTGCTGTGCATTTCTGCCCATGGGAGATGCAATCATTTGTCTTGAACTCTAATTCTTTCAAAGTTAAAAGACAAAAAGTAAACGATATATCAAACATCGATTCAGATTATATTGTTGATTGCAGAGGGAAACCTTCAAGTTTTGAAGATTATGATCCACTCATTAATCCTATAAATGCTGCTGTATTAGGTAAACCAAACGAACCTAATACAGATCCTTTTACAAAACATATCGCAACAGAAGATGGATGGACTTTTGTTATTCCTACCGATAAAACTTCTCCTTCGTACAGCAGATCTGTTGGCTATTTATATAACAAAGATATAACCTCGCGGGAAGATGCTGAAAAGAATTTTACCAAAAATTTTGACGTCACAGTAACTGACAATTTGACGTTTAATAGTTACGTAGCCAAGAATCCTGTTATAGATAACCGTATTATTTTGAATGGTAATAGATTGTTTTTCTTGGAACCTATGGAGTCGACGTCTATCTCTACATACCAAACTTGGGCAAAACTATCGTATCAGTTTGTTGGTAATAAAGGATGGGCTCCTCACCATGCAGTGATTGATATTAAAAGACATATTCAACAGGTACAGAATTTTATTTTATGGCACTATAAATTTGGGTCCCAATACGACACTCCGTTTTGGAAATACGCAGAAGGATTAACTTTGGCTGATCCAGAGTTTACAGATGCGTTGCACTTCGCAAAGAATCAAACTTTAGAAACTATCAAGATTGCAGAGGCTGCTTATCCTAGTACTTATAAGTATGGTCCTTGGTCTATATCTAGCTTTAAGTATTGGTTGAAAGGAATGAATGAAAAATTATATCAAAGGCATTAAATCAAAATCTTTGTAATCAGAAATATCTATATTTTCACGTTCAAAATATTCCATATTATATACTTCGAAACCGATACTAATTGATTCGTCGGCCATTTCATTTTTCTCATATTGATGTTTCTTTAGGTAATGAACATTCTGTGAATCGCTTAATAACAGTAATCCTGTCTTATTCTCTATTTCTTCATGTACGTCAGGGAATACAGTAACAGATTGTCCTGGCTCGATCCATAAAGATCCAGCGTAACTACCTTTATGACTATGTAAATTTGTTTCTGTATTAAATATATTTAACCAATACTTAATCCAATATCGACTGTTGTTCTTTTGATTATCTAAATCAGGATTAGGCTGTCGGGTAAATACAGGTTCTTGTGTATCAGGATCTAAGATTGCTTCCCCTTGATCATCTGTAGTGACTAACATTGTTGTACGATGAATATTCTGAAAACTAATTAACGGTCTTAATATAAAATCTAACTCTCTATATAAATCATATAAAACAGTACTATGACTAGATTTCAGGAAAGGGTTCCCTGTTTGAATTTCTCGAAGTTCTTTTTTGATAATATCTAAATTTTTAGGAACATCTTCAATATGTTTCTGAATAATATTACCCCATATTTGAGGTGCTTTTTTTCTTAAACGTAATTTCATGTGACTGGTTGTAAATTAAAATTTAAAGTGACACGAATCTCATCCTCTGCAGATGAGCTTGCGTGGATTGTATAACCATCAAATAATACTAATTTACCTTTCTCAGACTTCTCGCGATGAATTTCCTCTAAATGATTCATCGTTAGCTTATTAGTCTGGAATAGTAAATACAACTGATATCCATCTTCAATTTCTTTTTTGAACTCTTCTTTGTATTGATCTTTGATCTTGAAGAAAACAGTATCAGCCTCGCAATCATTAACAAAATATAATCCTGTTTTGTTGTATTCCCCGAAATCTATATGAGGACGATGAGGAATTTTGCCTGCTCCTTGTCTATTGGGATACATCCAAAATTGTAATCTTCTTATATTAAAACTCTGGTCTCTATATTGATCTAAATGCTTTGTAATTGCATTGAAATTCATATGATCTAAAAGTCTAGCTAAATTATTGACAACTTTAGATGGCAGACCATCTCTAATAATAGAAGCATTGAATCCTGATATCCTTGTACTTATTGGATCTTTTTTAACAGCAGCAGGAAAGGTTACGTCTGGAGTGAATGTCCAATAGATTTCTTCATTAAAAACAAACGCTTCGATTTTGTCAGCGTCTTCCTGTTTTAACCAATGAGTTTCATATCCATCCATTGCCTTTAAATATTAAATTTCTTTAGCAACTCATTTAATTCTTTCATCTTCTCTTCATTTGCTTTAGCTGCAGCCATTGTTGCAGGGTCGGGACCCGCGTTTGGCATTTGAGGGGGAGCAGACACTATGGGAGAGGAAGAAGTAATAGGAGAAGGTCTAGAAGCCGCTATTCCAATAGCATTCATCTCCTCTTGCACTGCCTGCATGACTAATGGAGGAACCTTACTAATTGCTTTAGAAACCTCATCTCGCGGAATCAAGGTAGGTATAACTCTTTCTATTGCGGCAACTCTGTTGTCTATTACAGAATCATCAGGAGCTTTGCCTCGCTTGACTTGAAAGCCAATCACCTGAGATAACGTAATACCGACTAATGCACCTGAAACTGCTATTAATGCTTCCATTGAGTAAGACTTGAATCAGTCATAGTGTATACACATTATTCCTCAGGTTCAAGGACAATTGCATCCATGTCTAATTCCATGTGTACATTTTCCTGTATCTGCTCTAAATAATCCTCTGCATCTTCCCATGTAGGAGCATGTCCATGAAAGTCTTCGAATTCTTCTACGGCAGTTGCAGGCATAACCGCAATTCCCTCGTTGAATTGGAATGAAAAGCCTGCTTCTTTAGCACTAGCAATGAAGGACTGCTTCTGCCGAAATCGAGCCTCCCAGCAATCGAGTAATGCCTGATGCAACTCGTCTCGACTTAGACTCTGAATCTCTAAAGCAATTCGATGAAGCATAAATTGTTGTTCTGCTGTCAACCCTCGACTTTTGGTCATTTAAAGTTCCTCCGATTTTGCTCCATAAATCCCATTCCTCAGGTATTTGAGGTCTGATCCAGATTTCAATTCTGGTCGCTTTTTTAGCGCAAAAGAAATCTTGGCTCTTGTACCATTCACGCCAATTAGATGATCCTTTGTTCGAATTACATCTAACACATGCAGGTACAAGGTTTGATCGCATACTACTGCCGCCTTGCGTTCTTGGCTTCACGTGATCGATTGTGAGGTGAACATGATATTCACCGCAGTAAGCACAACATCCCCATTCGTCTTTGATCGACTGACGGAAACGTTTCCGTGCGGCTCGAGGTGATAGGTCTACAAGACCGAAAACGTAAGAGCCCCAGTGTTCTGGCGTCAAATAATGATTTCAGTTACATTAACTGTAAAATCAAACTATCAAATACTTTTGCTTTCACTACTTCAAACTCACTAAAATTAGAAGTGGCCCCTAAAAAATTATGAAAAACCTACCAACTATTCTCGCTGCTGCAAGCTTGGTATTATCTGGGAGCCTTGTCGGTGGAACAATCGCAGGATATTTTTACCTGAAATCGCCAACGACTCAAGAAAAAATTAAAAAGGCATTAATTGAACAAGTCGGACCTTTGGTCGAATCTCAAATCAAAGGTGCATTACCTGGTATCGGTGGTAATTCTTCTGGTGGTTCTAGCAGTTTTCTATCTATTCCTAGTACCACTGGGGGCGTTCTGCCAATTAGTAAGTAAGATCAGTGGGTTCCATCCCTCGGATAGGAGTCAGGGATGTATACGTCCCACAGATTCCGACATGGGCAATTGATTTACCTTTAAGCATTCCTCAAGCCCCGCCTGTCACTCTTCAGATAGGCTTCCCAACCGTAGAGATGCCTGGTTGCGTTGAAGCCAGAGAGACACAAGGTAATAACAAATTAATAGAAGACGATCCTCAGGGAACGCTCACGCTGTGTACAGGGCCAGGTATGCCCTACTTCAATCCTCCTGAGTTTGATCCAAGTAAAGAATTAGTAGTTATTCCGATGGATACTACTCCTAATTTGGGAGCAGTTAGTGGTTTAGGAAATAATAAATCTGAGGAGACCCAAGATGAAACGGATGAGTCCAATACAGAGGGAGCAGGTCAGGTCTCTAATATTCCTGATCTCGATGTTAACGCCATTAACCCTGTTGACGTTAATCTTCCCTGTCCCAGACCAGGAAGCCCCCCACCGGGAGCGTATGGTAAATATGGTACGAAGATTGTAAAAGGCTATAAAAAGAATTCTGAAGGAGAATGTATCACCCTGTACGAAGATATTGCTTTGCTCAACGTTATAAATAACTACACACCTCCTCCTCAGACGATCCTTAACACTACTTCGATAGCTGTAGGCGCAACTCTAGGGGTGGCCCTAGTGGGCCAACCTCTCCAACAGTATTTAATGAAGGTTGTGAAACCTCTTGCGAAGAAAGTGACGAAGACTGTTCTAAAGAAGATTCTGAGGAAACCTGAGAAGATTCTGTCTGTTCGAGAGAGGATGCTTGAGCAGAGGAAGAATCGAAAGTAATAGGATCAAGTGAATGACTGTGATTTAATAAGACACCAGGAGGCGAAGTTAATAAAACGTCCTCACATATAACTTTATATTTGCTGGTCGGATCCCATACAATGCCCTCCTTAGCTAGATTTCCGCAATGCTTAAGTCGAGAAATTTCATAGTCTAAAACCCGTAAATTTAATGTTGCCTTTCTTAGGGCTATTTCAGTAGCAGCAGCGTCTTTGCAAAGAGACATCATCTGCTTGTCTAAGGGTCTACTCCACTGAGCAGTAACCCCCATATTCAAAGAGTAGTTGTCTTTCTGCAGAGTTTGAACTGTCTTATACCAAAGGATATCTCCAGGATTGTCTGGAGCACCATCGCCATCAATATCTCTGACATCGTATACCGGATCTTCGTAAGTTTCGAAAAAAGGCTCTTTAATATTTGCAGAACGTCCTATATAAGGCGATATTGTTAATGTCTCTGATTGGCAAACGACACCATTAGTAAAACCTGACTGCATAAAATTTCCTGTCAACACTTGATACGCATTAACATTCGCTTGACCGGAAGAATTAGCGACCGGATTAGAGGTAGCAGATATTCCTCCTACGTCACTTGCCTTGACGATAGGACAGAAAGGGAATAGCATTAAAACGCTAAGAACCCTTGGTATTACTGAGAAAATACGGAAACCGATTCTATCGTTGTGTCCGTTTCTATTGTCCTCGTTATGGTCGTGCGATTCTGAAGTCCGGGTCCGGAGTAACTGGATTGAAATTGGAATGAACCCCCTGGTTGAGTCAGAGTCCAGTTTGGCTTGTTGTTCACGTCGAGACCTGTCCATTTAGTCGTTATTCCTGACGCGGCAGTTGTATTTGTATTGATTATGGCAGCTGGTTCAATAGATGCACCATTTAAATTTATACCTGTACCGGACACAGTATATTGCCAGCCTGTCGCAAAATCTTCAGAGACAATCGCCTCAGATATCACAGATCGCGACGTTGTTGTTTGGGTCAGCTGACCGGACGAAAAATTTGGTACTACCGGAACCGCACCTGCAGGTATGACAAAGACACCCGCCGCAATTACGACATACTTTAATTTCGATATGGCGCCAACAATCGGGGCAACCAGTTTCTCGGATGCATGAGTAGACATATGACATCTACTTCACGTTAAGAGTAGATATAAATTGTCCAATTGCAGTTGTACCAGATCCGCCGGCGGTTAATGACGTAATTGTTCCACCAGCTAAACTCGATACTCCACCAGCTAAGGTGCCTTTAGTTCCCCCAGCAAACGTGGTGGTGCTACCGAAAGCCGGAATAGAAGCTACCTGACCGGTGGTTGTTGACACAGTTGAACCGGCGTTAATGCCAGGTATAGCGTCTCCTTGGAGCCAACTTTCGGAAAAACTGAACTGATTTCCGGGGGTATTTTGGACGTAGGTCCCAGCCGTCATCGTCGCTGCTGCAGTAGCCGATCCGGCTGTTAATCCACCAAACGAATCATTATTACCGGTACCTACTTTGATATTCGTACCACTTACCGCATATGTTGACCCCAGCCTGGTTGCAACTGATGAGGCCCCATCTACAGTAAGCTGTACCGAAGAACTCAGACTATGCGTTATATCTGCCATCGCAGGCGCTGCAAGGGATGTAAGCAACAGCGCTGGTAAGACTACGCGCTTCATGGGAAAAATTCAGACTTCTCTACTTATAGTAGGTAATTATTTTTTTCGATGTCCGTGAGCTATTCCCAACTCGTGCATTTTGGCGTGTTCATCAATGGGATCTCTTAAATTTTTAGATCCATTTCCAAGAGTTAAATAAATTCCGTAACTCATAGCACCCAAAAGAATGGTTACTAAGCTACCAATTAAGAGGATTAATTGTGGGTCTGTTGTTTTTTCGATCATAAATATGCTTTCGATATATTAGTGGCAAATCCTATGAGGGTAACCCCAGCTGCTAATACTGCTGCAGCCCCTATCACCCACTTCTCTACGACTTTGAGACGTTCACGTAACTCGTCTTGCTTCTCTTCCAATCTCTCGATTTTAAGAGCTTGTACTGTCAGACGGGTCTCCTGAGAGGCGTCTACATGTGAAGGATTATCGCAAGTCATGATTTTTTAGAAGAGTCTACCACTTCTGCACCTAATATTCTAATTGGCTGCTCAACTCTAATTGTTTGATAGCCACTATTCTGATTACCTAATAAAGATAGTAATTCTTTCTTGCTTAAGGGTTTATCATCTGGATTCACATTGTAAGTACCATCTCCTTGTTTTTTTGCACTCTTCTCCAGGCCAAAACTTGCAAGCGACGAAGCCAGGAGACTAGCCGGGAAAGTTATATCCTGTTTTTCCCCTGACGTCAACCCAGGAATCTCTGGCAGATAATTTAAAGTTACTAGCGCCCCGGACCAAGCAACAACTACCAATCTCACTAAAACTGAGATGTATTCGAACTGTTCCTCTTTATCGTCTAATTTTTCTTTTAACGCCTGAAAGACACCCTTCTTCTTCGGCTCTTCCTCTTGTGGAATTTTTTTATCTGCCGTAGTAGCCATTTCATTTAATTAATCTACATTAATAGTAGACGTTTTAAGTTGGGTAATAGGCAGGTACTAATGTACCTCTATCGTCGTCGTCATCATCGTCTTCATTATCATTCCTTAGGTCATAGCCTAAGGCATATGTCACAATAGCGACAGCTATAAGAGGTATGAAAGGAAATAAAAAAGCTAATTGAATCGTTGACGGGTCAGCTAGTTCGTTCATGAGTATCGGAGAGTTTTTTATAGGCTTTATCAGCCTTTTTAATGATTTTTTGTGCTTCTTGTCGGGAAACACATTGCTCTGCTTTGGTCGCTAATTTAATTAACTTACGCTGCTGTTTCTCTATCTTGGGCTGAAGTTGAGGCATAACGTGGTTTGTAAAGTTCACTTAGTCCGTATCCACCTGCTAATGCTGCTAGGATTCCTGCTCCATATCTACCAGCCATTCGCATTCCCCCAAGACTTTTCTTCGTGGGAGTTTTCTTCATTTTATCAACAATCGTTTCCTTTGACACTTCCTTAGCATTGATGTCTGTATTAGTGATACCTTGGACTACAAGGTTTTCAGACCAATCTCCAACTAATGCATCTAAAGTTTTGCCTGATTGAACAGTAGGGATCAGTTGCTCCACTCTTGCACGAGTCTCAGGACCGAATGGAGTACGTGCTTCAACGCTGTCTGTTTTGCTCGGAGCTCTTCCTTGTAATTGAGATATCTTCGCAGAGGCAGCTACTTTAGATTCTTCTTCTGATAAACCTTGAGACCTGAATTCTGCTAAAGCTAAATCAAAAGCTTCAGAAGAATTAAGGAACACTTTTAACGCACTTGCTTTTCCATCTTTATATTGCTCTGGAAACTGAGCAGCGAAATCACCTTCCGTCATAGTGCCAGCAGGAGCCGTCAGTCCTTTGACAAATTTAGATATTCCTGTTCCTTGTATTCTTGCTTCTCTTTGAACCGCTTCAGCCACCTGCCGAGCAGCTTGATCTGCTCCAGAAAGAATCTCTCCAGTCCTGTTAAGGATAGGTGGAACGACATCGCGAGCGACTTGATCTGCTCCTTGTACACCGCTAACTACTTTGCGAGCTAATTGATCCGAAGCTTGTACACCACTCCATACACTTTTGAGAGTAGCTTGAGCAGCTACATCACCTGCTTGAGCTAATAGAATTAATTTCTCAAAATTATTCTTACCCTCCATTGAGTTGAGCTTCCCAATGATTTTGTCTAGATCATTCATGATTAGAAAGGAGGTAGAGCAGGACCGCCAAGCATTTTCTTGATTATCTCTACTTCATTCATATTGTCATTAGCTCTTATCTTATTGTAAATTTTTGCACCTCTCTTGGCCTTATTATGACCTCCCCCAATGTCAAAGCTAGGGTTGCCCATAGCTATGTCAGTGTCTGGTAAACCAAGACTTCTTAGTAAATTCTGAATATCAGTACCGCCATCCACTTTAGGTGCGAGTGGAGCAGGAGGAGGCCAACCCTCGTCATGACGTTCTTTACTCTTATCCTGTCCTGGGAATGCCCCGGGCTTATCCATTGGAACTGCAAAAGCTTGCATGCCATCTCCTTCGTATATAGGTTTAGGAGGATAGCTCATTTGCCAACCAATGATCTTTCTTATTCCTGGATTCTGTCCTGCGAAGAGCATTGTCCCGACAAATATTCAATATTCCTTATTCTAACTAGGATATATATATGAAATGTTTAAACTGTTCCGCTGAACTTATCCAAGGAGATACTTGTTCTTTGGATCAAAATTTATACGGCGATGATTACAAACCATGGAATGCGGTCACAATCCTAGGTTGTCCTGATTGCAAAGCTTTTGTGGAGTTCTTTTATCAGAAAAAAGAAAAGCCGCCTGCTGTTACACAGACGGCCTAACTTTCAATTAACAAGACTAGAAGCTGTATTTAATTCCTAGCTTTCCACCTGTAGCGAAATCTTCTTCTTCTTCACCTGTAAGGAAAGAAAACTCACCATAAACATCAGTAGCTTCTGCGATAGCAACGCTACCACCAGCCTTACCTGAAAAGCGTGTTTCAGTGTCTGCATCTTTAACAGCTACGAAAGCTGGTCCACCTTGTACGTAGTAAGAAACCTTACCAGTGTCATTAGCACCTGCATAACCGATATGAACATCGGTTGTAGCGTTTGTATACTTTTTGTCTGTCCAATTAGCGTTGGTCTCTGCATTAATATAAGGTCCAGCAAATGATGCAGGAACAGCAATCAAAGTTAATGCAGCTGCGCTATAAAGTGTCTTTAGCACGGAATTCTGTTTTTGGTTAACACTTCTAATTTTATATACAAAATGTAATATTTTATTCGGCTTGTGACAGTATATGAGGCTGATCGATAGAGCAGGGCTCGTAATAATCAGCTTTATACACTCTATTTTCAATATCTCCTAACTCAGCTTCTATCTTTTTGGTCGTTGTTTCACATTGATTACAAGGGACACCTAGTACTTCTTCTTTAACTACACCATTAGCACTGATGTTGAAACGTATTGTAGTTTGAGTCAAAGCCATAAACATTGCTATATCTTTTCTATCTACAATTTTATATGTTGAAAAGGGATTAAATCTTAAATTCTTTTTCTAGTATCGGTTTCAATTCCCTCTTCGGAGGATAGTGTCGTAACAAGGTACGTGCTTCTCTTCTAACTTCTCTAGGAATACGTGGTTCCTGTTGAACATTAGTTAATCGTAAAAGAAAATCACGAGTAGCAACCATCGAGTCTATCTTTTGCTGGTTAGTGCTAATCGGATGACGAATCATGGGAGATAACAGGAGGTCTAGCTTTGATTGCCGCTTCAGCAGATGATCTAGTCTTCTCGTCATGCCATAGGCTACATATCCTATCCATCTCCTCTTTGCCTAGGTATAAACGATATTCGTCAGCTAGTCCAATAAAAGTATTTCTTTTTCCAAGAGGTGCGTTATCTCTGTCGAACACTTTATACAACCATTCCATCATTTCAGAGCGATTCTGTTGTTCTCTTACTTCTCTTGGGTAAGTCATTTTAATTTGCAGACTGGAATAATTTTACTCAGCAAACCATTCGCTGTCGATCATGGAATCGGAATCTGATACGTTCCACCGACCTTTAGGAAGGATATTGAAAGCAAGAGAATAACGTGTAACATCTGATGTATTCTTTTCAACTTTATGTCGTAAATAGCTAGGAAATAAGCAGAGTCTGCCATGGGCTGGTGTAATTACATATGACCAACATTTATCTCTATCCATTTCATATACACTCTCAAGATTATATGGTTTTAATGAGGTCAAAGGATCAATAAATACTAACCTTCCTGATTTCTCGTCATACTCGTCAAAATATAACACTCCACTAAAGAAGGCTCCACGATGATTATGTTCCGTTGAAATGACGTTCGGAGGTGTGATAGTTATCCATGACGTGCTCATTAAAAAATCATTTTTGGTATATCCAAAATATCCTTGTAAATAATCCCTGCAGATTGTTAAAATTTTTTCTTTGGTTTCTGGAAATTTTTCTAATACACGGTAGTCAGGATTGTAATTCTCTATTTTTGCTTCACTATTTTGCTGCGCGCCCCAGTATTCTCCTGGATATACATGACCTTGGTCTTCCTTGTGATCCTTAAGTTCATTAAAAGGATCATCTAAATCACACGTGTATAGATGGCTAGCGAATAGTTGATGTACTTCTCGGTGCTCCTCTGGATATCTCGTCATTTATCTACACCCCACAACAATCTTTGAACATCATTTTTATTTCTAGTATCCCATCTCGCAACAGAAGGATCTTCGATGCCAGCCCAAACGACCAAAGATCTCCTTATACCAGATGTCACAGGTTTAACCTTGTGTGCCATAGTCGAAGGGAAGATAATCAAAGTCCCTTGTTTTGCTGTGGAATGGTTTTCCGTAGGGAAGAAACATAATTCACCTCCTTCGAAATCTTCAGGTGGTGATAATTCTATGGTTCCTGAAATATCTCTAAAAGATGCGTAATCATGACCACTGTCAATATGCCAATCGTAGTAATCGCCCTCTTTATATTTTGTATATTGAATATTTTCTATATGCTTAATTTCTCTTCTAAAGATGTTATAAGCAACTTCAGAAAAAACTGCCGTTAGTTTTTGAGTGATACTCAATAAAACGGGATCTGTCTGGAGTTTATTCAATTCCAAGAAACTATTTTCTGAACGACGTACATCAGAGACTTCCCCTTTGCCTTCTATTAAGGAAGGCTTGGATTGTGAATCATAGAAGTCAATATATTGCTGACACTCTTCAGCAGAAAGGACGTCATGTAATACGAAGAAATCACCTAACATGTTATCTATTCATCCCACTGTCTTCGAAATTCAACTGGCATAATCGTCTAATTGCACTGCTAGTAGATAAGTTGAAACTATAAATGATCCGATCTTTATCGCTTGGGTTTGGTTTAGTACGATGAGGCAACCATGAAGGAAACAACATTATTCCTCCAGTATTTGCTTCGTAATCCATTGTCACTGCACCATGAGGAAAGATCTTTTCCCCTTGCCCCCATATATTCATAGTCTTACCCACCCAATAAGGATCTTTAAAACTAATATCACCTCCATCAGCTTGCAAGTAATACACTCCACTCACTTCAAACATGGAATGTATATGCTCTGGTACATAAGCGCCATTGGGATAAACAGTGACCCAACTATTGGCAAGGCTTAGACCTTCTAGAAGATAGGGATCTATTGTTTCTGCTAATACTTCGTAAGATAGTTGAGCAACATAGTCATTGAAAAATTTCCATTCTTTTTCATTACATAAATTCTGGCCAAAGAAACTGGTAACACCCATCTTACTTTGTCTCTTTTTGTCTCCAGTAATAGTTGCATCATTCCATCCTTCGGATACTAATCCACTTTCTGTTTGTCCTTCAATAGTTTTATAAGCTAAATCAATAGCCTTCTTTCTTAGTTCTTCACCTTCTTCTCTTAAATCCTTGGCACAAAAAATAGGCGTCGAGAAAATCTGACGCCTTAGTGGAGTAACTTGTATCTCATCAAATTTTCTAGTAGACTTGATAGCTTTTTCGTATTGCTCCTGAGACATCTTCTATACATACCTAACAGCATTGTATAGAAGATTCAGGAAGCGTCTACTTAGCCAGGATTTGGAGCCAAGGCATCAGAAGCATCTTGTTGAGCCTTCTTCCAAGCCACTGCGTCAGCAGATGTTATATCAACGAAAGCGCCTTCAGGAAGTGCTGCAATCGCTGCATCTCTATCAGCCTGAGTTGCATTCAATGGTATTGCAACCTCTGGAGGATTTGAAGCGGGATCTTCCGAAAAGCTCGATCCGTCGTAAAGCCAGTTAGGTTTTACTGTATCGGGACATTCGACGACTGTTGACCCAGAGAGACCTGGGTCGGTATCGAAAACATCCGCTACTCTTGTGTCGTAAATTAAAGCAAATTTAGCCATAATAAATCACCATTCAATAAGGAGATAACCGGGGCCGCCAGGACCACCAGCACCTGGGGAGCTATAGACCCAACCATGGCCGCCACCGCCGCCACCGCCGATTCCACCAGCACCACCAGCGCAGTGATATCCACCACCGCCACCACCACCAAGGGCTCCGCCATGTCCACCTTGACCTGACTGCCAGTAACTTTGAGACGATGCAGTACTAGATGGAATATATAAGGCTAAGTCGACAGGACTAAAGCTTGCCCAAGACTGCCAGTTGTAGTGGCCATTTCCGTGGCTGGTTTGTGTAGTGCCACCACCACCGCCACCACCGGATCCACCTTCTCCTCCTGCATGCCCTTGCTCACCATAGTTATTGTCGTTCTTAGGAGCTCCTGCGCCTCCTCCTCCTACACATCTACCGAGAAGACCGTTAAATGACTTCGCACTGTAGGTAACGCCGCCGCCACCACTGCCACCGATGGAAACGGTATAAGCGCCGCCGCCTCCTCCGCCGCCGCCGCCGAAGGTGCTTTGGTTAGAGCCAACTCCATCACCATAACGAGCACCGTTAGACGCTTTCTTCCAGTTATCAGATGTATAGCCAGTGTACATATTGTTACCACCTTTACCAGCAGCATCATTACTGCTGTTAGGGCATTCCATGGTATAGCCTGGAGCCGAACTTACGGATCCTGCTATGCCTGCACCTCCATAGGATTGGTGAGAAGACCAAGGACCATCTTGGATATAGTTACGACCTGCGCCTGCGGATCCGCCACCACCTGCTGACCAATAATTGGAGTCTGAAGGAGAACTGAAGTTACCGGCATCGCCACCTCGACCTCCAATTCCTCCTCCTCCGCCTCCTCCGTGAGGGTATCCTCCACTTGATCCATCTCCTCCTCTTCCACCTGTTCCTACCCAACTACCTGCGGCTCCGCCACCTCCTGTTGGGTATCCTTCTGGTCCCCATCCGAAACCGTTACCAGAGCCGTATCCGCCTCTACCTCCACTAGCTGTTAAGTTAGTGCCTGAGATTAAAGCAGATCCAGACGCGGTTCCATTACCACCAGCACCGACGTTACTTTGATAGTATCCTGCTCCTCCTGCAGTTGCTTCGATATTGATATTTGATCCTGTAACAGTTGTAGGGCCGCCAGCGCCTCCCCAACCATTACTACCACCGTAAAAACCAAAACCACCACCACCGACAGTGCAAGCTAGAGTAGCTCCTGCGGATACGTTAAATTCACCAGAAGCGAAACCACCTCCACCTCCACCGGCATCTCCGTAGTAGCTATTTCCATAATGGCCACCACCACCACCACCGCCGACAGCTGTGATTCTTATTTTGGATACACCAGTTGGAACTACCCAGTTAAAGGCTGTTCCCTGATTGCTATTTTGTCCGGGGGCTCTTCGTTGTTG